CAAGGGTAATATGTTCACTGGCAAGACGAGGAAGCAATTCCTTGAGATTGGACGTATGTCCGAGGAGTCGCTTGATAAAAGTCTGGTACATATCAAGTCACGTATGGATTCTGGTGATGACCTGTTCGCAGCTGTGCGTACACTTGACCCTAAACTACGGGACGAGCTTGGTACGGCTATACGCTCTGTGCATAACTCAAACATTGGTCGTGCTTACTTTGGTGAGCTTCCTGCCTTTAGTAACAAGGCAATGGGAAAGATGTTCCTTAAGCTACAGTCATTTGCACTTACAGCATATGAGAAGGGTATACAGCGTGGGCTACGTAATGACCAAGCTGGTCTGATTGCTGCAACTGCATGGTCAGCTGGTATAGCATATATGTGGGCAGAGGCTGATGTACGTATTCAGTCACTTAAGGTGCCGGAAGAGAAGAGGGATGAGTATGTAACTAAGAGGCTTGATGAGAGGCGCTTATACACTGTTGCAGGTCGTATGTCACAGCTGGCTGCTTTTAGTACGCTTGCTCAAGTCTATAACCTTGCAAACCCATATGGTGCGGACACCGACAGTGCTTTATCCCCCCTTGGTAAATACCAAGGCATGGCACCACTGGGTGCTATTGGCAAGGTAAGTCAAGGTATTGCAGCTGGTGCTAGGCTTGCAACAGATGAGTCAACTAATGAGGAGGCTGATAAGTACAAAGTATATGGGGCTATCCCTCTGCTAAATACAGTCACAGGTATGGCTGTGCTTAATACCTTATAGGAGGTTAAATTGCGTTACACTTATGATGTTAATGTAGGTGATGGGGTCCAGAAGGATTTCTCATTCTCCTTTGCTGGGCAGGATGTTGGCTACCTAGCAACCTCCAACATTGCTGTCTTTGTAGCTGGTACGGCTGTAAGTAATTACACTATCCTGCCAAGCTCACCTAACGTTGTTAATTTCAACGTTGCTCCGCCTATTGGTGCTGAAGTGCTGATTCGTAGGATTATGCCTAAGAATGTACCGTTCTCTGATTTCTCACGTGGCAACCCGTTCAGTCAGGATACCCTCAACAAGACTAACCTCCAGATGCTTTACCTGATTCAGGAGATTTATGATGGTTACCTGCCAGAGGGCTTCTTCTTCCGTGTGGATATTGACATGAGGGGTCACAAGATTATCAACCTAGCGGATGGTGTTGATGACGGTGACTCAGTGAACATGAGGCAGTTCAAGAAGGAAGTGGCACGTAATGACGCTCAGGACGGGCGTCTTACCTCACTTGAGGATAATATCACTGCTGGTGAGATGGCAAACTTCTTTGCACAGCTCTATGTGGCAACTGGTGGTGAGACCACTATCAATACCACTAATGGCCTGTTCTGTGCTGCACTCTATATTCAGGGCCTATATCAGCATAAGATTGCTGGTGCTTATAGCCAGAATGGTGCTGTCATTACGTTTGCTGAACCCCTCGAAGCTGGCTGGGAAGTTTACTTAATTCTCGGGACAGAGCTTCCATCTGATTCCATCTATGCAACAATTGAGAGCGTTAACCAGCTTACTGCTGTTGTTTCTACACTCAATAGTAACTTTAACCTTCTTAAGACTCAGGTTGATAGTATAGCATCTAACTACGCCAAGAAGGGTGCTAACGTTGACATTACAAGCTTGGGTGGTTTGACTACCCCATTGTCAATTTCACAAGGTGGTACGGGCAACACTACCAATAATGCAGCTAGTGCAGACAAGCTTACAACAGCTCGCGGCATCTCTGTAAACCTAGCAGCTAGCTCTGTAGTTGTGTTTGATGGTACTCAGACTATTACTATCGGTACAACTACCAACGCATTGCCAGTCACTAAAGGTGGCACAGGTGCAGTAACAGCGGGTGCTGGCTGGACTGCACTACTTACAGGTCGTACTGTTGCTTCTGCACGTACAGACTTAGGTCTTGGTACTGCTGCACTCAAGGATGTTGGCATCGTTGCAAACACTGTAGCTGCTGGGGATGACCCACGATTCACTACATCTAAGCCCGGTGCTTACATCGGAATACAAGTAATCACAAGCAACCAGACGTATGTGCCTACAACAGGTACAACGGTCATTGAAGTAGAAATGGTTGGTGGTGGTGCTCAGGGTGGTGGTGCTGGTGCTAGTACTTTGGGCATGAATGCCGCTGCTGGTCAGGGTGGTGGTGCTGGTGCATATATCCGCTTCCGTGCAACACTGGCAAGCTTGCCTAACCTGAATGCAGTTATTGGTGCAGGCGGTACTGGAGCTGCTGCTGGAGCTGCGGGTAACAATGGTGGTGATACCACATTCGCTGGTTACACAGCCGGTGGTGGTAAGGGTGGTGCAGCAATGGCTGCTGCCTCATACGGTATTAGTACTATTGTGGACAATGGTGGTGTTCCATCAGGTGGAAACATCGTGCTGGCTCGTGGTATGCGAGGTGTTGCTGGTGTTGTCTACTCCTCTGGTGGTTCATTTATTCAGACAGGTCGTGGTGGTGCATCCTTCCTCTATCCGGGTGGTCACGGTAACCCTGTGACGCTGGGTGCAGGTGTGGCAGCAACAGAACCGGGCTGTGGCGGCTCAGGTGCAGGTAGTGTAGGTACTGCCGCTGCTGCTGCTGGTGGTGCTGGATTCAGGGGAATTATCATTATCAGAGAATATCAGTAGGAGGTTACTTGAAGGATAAAATCGGGGAAGTAGCTACGGAGGTAGTTAAACAGGTGCCACCCTTGGGGGTGGTTTCCTTCACAGTTATGGGATACCCCATAGCTGACTGGGTGCAACTAGCAACCTTACTGTACATCCTGTTGCAGGTTCACGTGCTGTGCAAGAAGAATATGACTTGGTACAGTGGTTTCATTAAATGGCTATTACGAGGAGGTAAACGTGGCACTAACCTCAAAGGGTAATAAGAACTCAGCTAGTGAGGATGAGATTGGCCTATTGCACGCAATGGTCACTAAGATATTCCAGAAGAAGTTAAAACACTGGTTGAAGCTTATTGATGATGGTGGTGATGCTGACCTAATCATAGACATGAAGCAGCTTAATAACGTTATCAAGTTTATTGGTGATAATGGGATTATTGCAGCAGACCCAGCAGCTAGCGGAACTACAGAGCTTGCAGCAGAGATTGCACAAATCAAAGAACGTCAGCAGGCAAGACTCAATATCGTACCATTTGATGAAGATGATGAGAGGTACGGTTGATGCGCAGAGTTAACAGAAGGGATGAGGCTGCTAAGCTTCAGATGTGGAAGGAACTAGAAACAATACGTGAGTTATTCCCTTATAGCCGTGAAGGCTTGTTTATGTTTGCATCACTTGTCTTGGAGAAGACTATTGTCGGTTCACCTAAGCTGAATCGCACACAGAAAGATATTTTAAGCTTCCTGCTATTTGGTGGGAAGTTCCTTGGTATTCAGGCAAGCCGTGGTATGACTAAGACAGTTATGGCAGCTATCTTCTGCTGCTTCTGTCTCATACACCAACCTGACTACCGTGTGATTGTCTTCTCACAGAACGGAAAGCGAGCTAAGGAGATTGCAGGGTGGGTAGTTAAGATATTCCAGACTATTGAGATTCTGGAAGTAATGCTACCAGACACCTATGCAGGTGACCGTAGCTCAGTGGAGTCATTTGACATTCACTGGGTTTTCAGGGGTGCTGATAAGTCACCATCAGTTACCTGTTACTCCATCGAGTCTGGTGCTCAGGGTGCCCGTGCTGACTTGATACTAGCTGATGACGTAGAGAGCTTGCAGAACTCAAGGACCTCTCAGGGCCGTGAATGGCTTCTTGAGCAGTCACTAGAGTTCGAGTCAATCAACCAGTACGGTCGTATCATATACTTGGGTACTCCTCAGAGCGTTGAGTCAATCTACAATACACTTCCGGGTCGTGGTTATATCATGCGTATATGGCCCGGTCGTTACCCAACACCTGAGCAGGTTGAGTACTATGGTGATAAGTTAGCCCCATTGTTCCTTAAGGACATAGAGGCTGACCCAACCCTACAGACCGGTGGAGGCCTTGATGGCACTCAGGGTAAGCCAACAACACCAGCCATGTATGATGAAGAGACATTGCAGCAGAAGGAACTACAGCAGGGTATCGCTAAGTTTATGTTGCAGTTCATGGTACATACTGGCATGGCTGACAGAGACAGATATAAGCTTAAGCTGGAGAACCTTGTGGTTATCAACTTTAACCATGAGCAAGGCCCAGTTATGCCTATCTGGAACAGTGACCTCAGAAGCCTCTGGCAGGGTGCTCCTCGTTTTGGCTCCAGACCACAGGACAGGTTCTACTATGCAATGAGCCAGCAGACTTATGAGACACGGAAGTTTGACTTAACAGTTATGTACATTGACCCGGCTGGTGGTGGTTCTCGCTCACGTGATGAGATGGGATTCGCTGTAACCAAGCTGCTTGGCACTTACGTGTACCTTTATAAGGTTGGTGGTGTTATGGGGGGCTATCATGAATCAGAGCTTCTCAAGCTTGTTGAGGTTGCCAAAGCTAGTAAGGTGGACATTGTTTACGTAGAGAAGAACTACGGTAACGGTGCTCACTTTGCAATGCTGAAGCCACTCTTTGAGAAGCACTACCCGGACTGTAGGCTTGAGGAGGTCAATGAATCTGGTCAGAAGGAGCTGAGGATTATTGATACCTTGGAACCCCTGATTGGTCAGCATAGGCTTGTTGTCAGCCAGCAGGTAATCATGGAGGACTACCAGAGCATTCAGCACTACCCGGCAGAGGTCAAGATGACCTACAGCTGCTTTTACCAAATGGGTCACGTCACGGCTGAGCGAAATTCACTCAGGCATGATGACCGTCTGGACGCTGTGACGGGCGCTTGCCGCCAGATAGTGCAGTACATCGACTATGACCAGCAAAAGGCTGAGAAGCAGCGAGCGGAGGAATATGACGCTAAGCGGATGGTGATGCTGAATGACCCGGATGGCTTTGTACACTTCATGATGAATGGCTCAGGCTCAGTTGAGGATTTTGTGAACAAAAAGGGTTCTGCCAATGCCTTGAGCAAATACTGGTAAATTACCTTTATTATCATGGCATTAGACTGACTTTTACCTATTAACCCTCACAATAGAAGCAATCTAAAGTAAGTTCAGTAAGCTATTGTACGTATAAGAAGCTATAGAAGCCCAAGAAGCTCCATAGGTTCTCTTCTCTCCCTCTTATGGGAGAGATAGTATAATAGGCTATTCGGGAGGGATATAGCCTCTCCCTATACCCTCCCTCTTTCTGTCCACTGTAGGAGACAAATATGAGCATAACAGGTTCACGAGGATTAAACAGACGTCAAGTTTCTATCTCCCTACTCAATGTAGGTGTTGTAGATAAAGCAGACCTTGTTGATGAGACGGCACCTGTTAACCAAGTAAGTATGTCAGGTAAGGCTACCGGCGGGCTTGTGGTTGGCAGGGACCCAGACGGAACTAACCCAGAGCTATTTATGG